CTGCTCTAAAATCTGCCCCTGATTGGTTTGCTAAGTTGTAATCGTGTTGTGCCATATTAAATCTCTGTGTCTTATTAGTTTACTATTACCATGTGCTTATCGCTACCCTCTTCCATGTGTTTGTTGCGGTGCATACATAGATGTAGTTTGAATCGTATACTATTGTTCCTGTTGTACCTGTTGCAGTAGCTGATGCTGGTGTTCTATTTCTAATTCTTATACTGCTTGTAGTGGCATTAATTATTCCTTGCACACTCAAGTCATTATAAATTGTAGCATCGCCATCTATAACAACATCTACTAAATCGGTATTACCACTTACAGTTAAATTACCATCAATATCAGTCTTTGGTAAATCAACAGATGGTATGCTTACTCCATCAGCAGCTTTAAATGTAAAAGTTGCTATAGTACCTGATGCTGTAGAGCCATCATAACCCTTGCCTTTAATATAAAATTTTGATTCAGCACTTCCAGTTGTAACATAGCCATTAGTCCAGTCAGATTCTAATGTTATAAAGTCTGCAAAGTAATTTCCACTTACATCATCACCAAAAGTTACCTTTACACTTCCTAATGCAGAGCTTTGGTCTTTGAATGTTATAAGTTTATCTGCTGAGCCTTCAATATATAAATTAACATCATCATCTCCACCAGTACCTAATGACCAGTGATTAGTGCCATTTGAGTTCCAAATAAATCTATCTTCTAAATCTAATCTAGTGTTTATTTGAAAGAAGTTTTGTGTACCACCACCTGCTATAGTTCCATAATCAATAACATTAGAAAGAGTTTCACTGCCTATTTCAACCTCAGTTGTCTTTACTGGGTCATCTGCAATAGTAAATGTGCTAGTTGTTGCTTCAGATTCAATGCCTAAACCATTGATAGATGTTATAGAGTAGTTATAGTTACTGCCTTTAGGTATAAAAGACAAGTCAGCAGAATTTGTATCTACTACTTTACTTATAACTGCATTACTTGAGCTATCAGTAATATCTACTCTGAACTCTTTTGCTGGAAAGTCAGTTGGTTCATCCCAAGTTAAAGTAGGTCTATTGATAGCTGATGCATCTGTGTCAGTGAAGACAACATTTTGTGGTGCTTTTAATGCACCTGCTGTTGGTAGGTTTACTGGGTCTTCAGTAGCTTCTTGACTTGGTACTTCCCAAGAATAAATATCAAAATATTCTATTGCACTAACTGAGACAAGACCATTTGGTTGCAGTTCCAATGCTTCAATTCTAAATACGTTGTTTGAATTAGAGGATGATAAGTCTAAACCTGTATAAGTAATATCAACAATATCACCTATGTTCAGCTTATACATTTCAGGTGTGCCTAAAAACTGTATTGTTGTTTGTTTTCTACTTCTTTGCAAAATAGCTTTTGCCATATTAGATGCAATATAAGGGTCTGTGATATATGGAAACTCTGCTTTTATCTCTAATATTTCACCATCATCAGAATAATAATTAGGTGAAGCATCATGCAATTCTGTAACTGTATCTAACTCGTATTTTTTATTTGCATTAAAAAACTCAACAATGACTTTGTTTGCTTTTTTATCTTTACTACCATAGTCAATGGATATGCCTGAATCAGCTATAATGTGGTCATCTGTAATACTAAATGTAGAACTACCAGTATCTTCTATTTGTAGTTCATACTTGCCATCAATATAAGTAAAGATACCTCTCATGTTTGCAAGAAGCTCTTTTGCATTATCCATTACATTCTTATTAGTATCTACATAACCATTACAATGAAATCTTTTAACTTGAGTAAATATAGAGCCTGACTCGTCTGTGTAATCACTACCTAAATCATCATCTATAATAATTTCATTTACCCTTGATTCATCATAGAACTCATCTGTTCGCCATGAATCAATGTTTCTAGAATCAACAATAATTGTTCCGCCTGAGTCTTTAATAGTTATTATTTCATCTACTTTGTTTTGATAAGAATTATCATATTCATCTATTCTTATTCTATTAGTGCCTGATGTACCACTCCAAGTTACATTTTGATAACTACTTCCATAAAAAGGTTGATTCTGTAATACATCGCATTTATCAGCAGCAGTTTCAAATGTAGTCATGTTTATATCTGTTGTAGCTAAACCTTTACCATACTCATCATTTTGTATGTAGTCTAAAAAGCAAAGAGCAGGGTTGCTTGACCATACAGTGTTTGTAGTTCTTGGGTCATATACTTTTCTACCTTTAACTTGTACTGTTATTTGTGGCACTCCTTGATACATGCCCTTCTTATCATAGTCAAAAGATGCTGCTATATAACAGATACCATTTAACTTATGATTAGTTGACCACTGAGTAGGTATTGATGCTCTAAGCATAGGGTCTGCTGTTTGACTGGCTGCACCATGATGCAAATTAAATACAAAAGAATATCTAAGTGCTGGATTAGTTCCTAGCGTTCCTGCATTTGAGTATTGATTGTCACCAACTTGAGAAGCAGTATTTAAAGAACCTGCACCTGAAGCTATCTTGTCTGAACCAACATAACCACCACCTTTGTATATCTTGCCATCAAGAATACTATTACCATCTATTTCAATAGTTCTACCAAGTATCTCTTCACATTCACCAACAGCCAATGCATAGACAACAAACAAATCTTTTGACCTATTTTGTGCTGTATCCATATAAACAATTTGTGCACCTACTCTTCTTGTTCCATATATGACTGGTATCTTGCCACCTGCAGCAGTTTTGTTAGCTAAGATATCTTGACCTTTAGCCAACATTTCTTTTGCTTGTAAAAATCCTTTAACCCCTACCCCAACAGTATATGCAAAAAAAACATTTTTTAAATTAAAACCACCAGCCCAACCTATTTGCTGTATTTTATTCCATACAAACTTGCCAACAGCTCTAAAAAAATTACCTATCATTAGCTACCCCACCTTACATCTGATTTAGTTTGTGTAGCATATTCTAAACCTCTATCACCTGAGTAAACTGATTGTTGTGATTCATCTGAATAATGTCTACCTTTTGTTAAATTCCAGTTAGCCCAATGTGAAGCTACAGTCATGCTTAATAAAGAATCTTCTAATGTTTCAGATATATTTACGTTTTTAATTTGACCTGTAAAGTAATTAATTGCACCAACTAATGATTCATTTTCATCAAAATAAGCTATATAAACATTTACAACTTTGTCAGTAAAAGCACCATCTCTTACAAGTTGTCTTACTTGATTGGTTACATTTGAAAAACCAAGATTTATATCACTAACTTGTAGTTGCCCTGTTTCAGTTGTTGTATCAACCGCTAGAAAAGAACCACCAGCTTCATAAGAATTTGAATTATAAGTAACGTCTCTATAAAAGTCAGTTAGTCTTATAACAGTAGATAGATTTAGTTCTACAAGAAAGGCTGTTTTAGTTTGTTGAGCAGAAACTTGAGTTTGTAAACCTGCTGAAAGGCTTCTTGGCATTACTCAATAACCTCTCTCACATCAAAAGAAATGTTGTAAAAACCACTTGTATCAGTGGTATATCTAATTTCATCATTTGCAAGATAAACATTAAAAAGAGGTTTGTTGGTGGTTACAGCTTCATTATCAGCGACATCAGCAACTAGATTAGGCTGTATGTTTACTGTAGCACTACCACCTGATGCAGTTACTTCATCTTGCACCATATAAACCTTTGAATGACCTGCAAACTTAATTAAGTCACCTGCTCTTAATGCATGATTAGTATGTGAAAAACCATCCATAGGTACAGCACTTGCACCTGCTGATGTTGCACCATTAACAAGAATATCTGTTTCACTGTGACTAGTTCCTTTGTTGTTTAGTGGTGCTGCAATAGTAAAGTTTTCATAACCGCCTTTTTGTTTAGATAAAAATGCAAATATCTCCTGTGCTTTTAATTGGTCAACTGGTGGCATTTGTACTGTAAAGGAAAAGTATTGTGCACCTATTTGTCTTGCTGATTTTTTACCTGATAGTGTTTGGTTTAATAATATAGGTCTATTGTCTGTGAATACTAATGACTTAAAGTTTGGGTCTGTTGGAAATTGTCCTGACATTATACGACCCCCATTTTGCCTTGAGTATTCATGGCATTGTTAATAATTGATGTTATAAGTCCTTTTCTTGATGTTAGTAACTGGTCAAATCCAGCAGCATCAACTGTTGATATGTTGAAGTTTACTGTAGCACCACCGACTGTTTGACCTTTTGTGTGGTCTATAACAGTTTCATTTGGATGTAGTATTGCTGGAAATCCGCCTTTACCATCTACGCCACCTGCTCTTGCACCCATTCCTGTATAACCACCACCATCAAGTGTTATTTTAGGCATTAATCCTTCCAATATATCCTGTGGTGCTTGTAAGGTTTTAGAGTTTCCTTTTACAGTATCGCCAATATTAAAGACATCATCTATAAATGTTCTAAATGGGTCTAACAATTTTGCTACCACTATCTGTTGTATAGCTACTCTTATTAGTTGCTCTACCACATAAGTTGCAAAATCTTTAAATGCTAACTTTCCAGTTTTAAGACCTTCAACAATAGAATCTTCAAATTTCTTCATAGAATTAACTGCAATAGTGTCTAGTGATTTTTCTGTGTCTTTTAATTGTTGCTTAAACATATCTATTGGACTTTGTATGTTTGTTAAACTTTTACCAATATTATCTGTTGCTAATGCAAGTCCATTGCTAGACTCTGTAGCATCATCTTGAGAGCCAATTAATTCATCTACATCATCTTTGTATTTTCTTACACCATCTGCTGTTAATTTTGCTTTTTTTCCATAACTAGTAGTGCTACCTTCCAAATCTTTAATGGCTTTATTATTAAAGATGATGGTATACCCCATGTCTTCCATTTCTTTTGTAAAATCACCCAGTCTTGCAGGTAGCTTTCTTAAAACATTTCTAACAAGACTTAAAAATGAATTTTCTACTTCAATTAATTTTATTTTTACATCATTAACAAAAGAAGCTACTTCGTCTCTAAATGTTCCAAACTTTTCTATACCAACAGCAACAAATTCAATAATGGCTTTAGCAATTTTTGCACCTAGCTTATCCATACCACCAGCTTCATCTACAATTTTTTGTATCTTTTCGGCTATAAATTTCTGCATTTCCTCAAATACTGGTAAGAATGATGTGGTTATATTATTAACAAAAGAACCTAGTTGCATCTTAATAACACCTACAGCATCATTAAATTCTTCTGTTCTTCTTATTACTTTTTCACTTAAAACAATACCTAATTCTTTAGCTCTTGTAATAAAGTTCTTTAGACCACTTTCAGATAAATCATTAATAGCACCAGTTAATACAACACCTTGCCTACCAAATAAGTTGGCTAAAGCTGTTGCTCTTGCTGTTTGGTCTCCAAGTTGTGTTACGCCTTTTGCTGTGGCTTGTAATATGTCATCAAATGATTTCATAGAACCATCGGCATTTCTTAACTCAACGCCTAAATCTTTAAATATATCTGATTGTGTTTTTACACCCCTTTGTGCATCACCAACACTTCTTGCAAATTTAATTAAGGCTGTATTAGCACCTTCTATAGTAGTACCTGATTCTCTAGCAGCTAAATGAAATGCTTGTAATGTATCTGTAGCTATACCTGTTTGAGTTGATGTTTTACCAATAGCATCTACAGCTTGAAATGATTTATCAACTAATACAGCTAATGCTGTTGCTGAAGCTGTTGCAGCTAATCCTATACCAGCAACACCCTTAGATGCACCAACAGCTACAGAACCAACGCCTTTAAGACCTTTAGTGACCTTATCAAATGCTGCTTTGGTTTTATCAACTGCGGTTAATTCAAACTTTACTTTTTTATTTGCCATGTTGTCTTTTCTCTTCAGCTAACTCTAAGTAAGCTATCCATCCTTGATATT